TTGATCGTAGTGTTGCCACTTGTAAGGGTCGCATCTGCGGAATAGCGGACCTGTACGCCCTCGACTGTGCCATACATTGCATGTGTCCAGTCGCCTGCGATACCAACGATATCAGGGGTCGCGCCGGATCCAGATGTGCCTGCCTTGTATGCCGCCTTGGAAATGTGGACGGGAGCTCCAAGCACTCTGCTGATTCCGGACTCAAATACAGTATTGAACAGCGGACGGCCTTCGCCATCTACAGCGCCGAGCAAAACGCTCTTACCCTGCGGCGCAAGCGCGATGCCGTTCATAATGCCGCCTGCGGTTGCGATCCCGCCATCTGCCGCGACAAGTCCGTCATAAACAGTCTTGTTTGCCGCATCCAGCGCATAGCCGGTAACTGCGGAGAAGTTGTCGAAGTTTGCCAGTGTGCCGGACGTAGGGCCAAAAATGACCGTGTTATCGAACTTCTCAGCGAGCACGCCGGGAAGACGAGCGATCAGTGCGTTATAAAGCGCCGGAACGTCTCTACGGAACTCATTGGAGAAAGGAACGATCACGGCGAGCTTGTGCGCCTGCATGATCTTTTTATCCAGTGTGGGAGTGCTGACGGGCTTTGTGCCTGTCTCAGTTACCCACTCTGCGGAAGGATCAGAAGCAATGACCGGAATCTGCACACCGTTGCCGGGCAGCGGGATCTGACGGGCAAGCTGCATGACGATAGATGCTTCCTGTGTTTTCTGAAGGATCTCTGCGGAGACCTCGTTAGGGAGCTGAATGTTAGAACGATTAATAGGAGTACCAGTTGCTGTAATAGCCATGTTTTCACCTCTTTAATTTGAGATTTGATTAAACCAATCGACAAAAGCGTCTTTTGGCGTTGCTTTCTGTGTGGCGCTCACTTCGCCGCCGTCACGGATCACGGGATAAGCAGAAGGCTTCGCAAATTCCACAATGCCGTTGGCCTGTGCTGTGCAATCCTCTTCCGTTTCTCCGGTAAGAAGCGATGCGGGAACGCCTGTTGCTTTGGAGACCTTGTCGCGCATGTCTCGAATCGCATTTGATGCCTTTAGGGCGTTCAGTTCTGTTTCGAGGTCGGAAGCCTTTGTCGTAAGGGCTTCCATGTCTTTCGTGCTGGCCTGCAGTTGCTCGATCGTAGCGTTTGCAGTGGCAAGCTGTGTCTGCAGGTCTGTAAGTCCTGCTTTGGCGGAATTGATGTCCGCTCCGTTAATGTCCATCAGCGCATTGATCTGCTCTGTGGTCGCATCCGGGAACAGTCCCGTAATGTCTGTGCGTTTCATAAGCCTCCTTCTCCGTTACGCTTTTTACGAGGTTGCATCTCAACGGGTGAATGATTTACGTCCTTCCGGACAAAATAAAAAGCACGCTGTTACACGTGCCTTAGTTACCAATATTTAATTCTTCCGCGGCGGATGATTCCCGCGCGCGCATCTTTGCATATGCGGAGCGTTTTTGGGCGTTTATCGCGTCGGCGTTCTCCGCATAGAACTCACGGCGCATCGCGTTGATTTTGGCTTTTGGCGAGCCTCCGTCAGCGTTCTGATACATCTTGTAATATGCCGACGGGTTGTAGCCTTCAACGTCCACGTCATGTCCAAATCGGACCGCATACGTGCAGTCGCAATTTGCGTGGATGTGTTCGGCGTGACCATTCTTTACAGCGTCCTTGGATGCCCTCTGCCACCCTCTGGACGCAAGTGTGATACAGAATGCACATGTGTCTCCGCGCGGTATCCACGCCCATTCTGCGCCGTCTCTGATGGCGTTCTGCATCATGGTGTCGACGCCTACCATCTTGACCAACCGTCCAGTGGCAGACGATACGATTTCAGCATTGCCAGTTTTAATTGTGCCGTTGACGGCTTTTGCGACCTCTGCATAGGTTGCCGTTGGCGCGGGAACAGCGCTCGGTACGGACGCTCCAGACAGTTCCGCAAGTGCATCATACATCTCACTTGCGAGCGCTCCCGCGCCCTCGCCGTACTTAGTCGCAAGTGCGTACGCATACTCAATCAGCTCTCGGCGCATGTTGTAATCGAGTGCGTCAATGTCGACGCCCGCAAGCTTATTAAGCATGAGCCGCGCCGCCGTGTCGCTCATCTTCCGCAGATTTGCGATGTATCTATCCCACGCCTTACTCGGTATCTGCATTTACTTCCTCCAATACCGCAAGACCGCGAGACCTCTGCTCTTCCGCCTTGATTCTGCGGATGTCAGCCTGACTAAATCCAATCATTTCAAGGAATGTATCAGTCTGAGCGAATGTCTGCCTTGCAGATGCAATCTTGAGCGCCGCGTCAGTCGTAGATGCCACAGACGGCATAGCAGGATTCTTGAAATGGGCAATGATATTCTGCCTGTCTTCTCCGAGCTCTTCCATCGTGGTGCTGTTCGTGATCGCCAGTGCCATCACTGCCACGATACGGAGTGAATCGCCATTTGACTGGTTAAGCTGTTCCGCCATGCCAATGAGTGTCTGGGTCTGTGCTATGATCGCCTCGCTCGATGTAGGATTCGCATCATTTACCACGCCCGTATCCGTCACGGATAAGCCCGTGGCGGCGCTAAACTGAGTCGCAAGCAGTCTCATCATATCGACATGAGGCTGTATCGTGCCCTGTGCGAGCTGTCCGAATGTGGGTTTTTCGCCTGTTTCGGGGTTGGTGGTTGATGCGATTATGGACCCGACATACTGCTTGAATTTGTCATTGATGACAGCATCGTATTGGTCGTCTGTGACTCCAAGCAGATATTTCTGCGGACTGGTTGCGAACTCTAAGCCGATCGTGGCATTTGCCATTGTACGTACATAGCCCTGTATCAGCCTGCGCACGGGCTCTTTGATGCGGGAACGACCAAAAGGCTTACTGCTTGTGGGATTCCATCTGAACGCGACCATAAGCGGCCTGCCCATCAACTGGTTGTATCCTGTCGCCTTCCAAAGACCGTTCTGCTTCTCGAGAACCCACACCGCATCTTCCGTATACAGGTTAACGAGCGTCGGTTCCCAAGCGATCGAGGCGTTGCTCGGTGCGCTGTTGATCACGGCAAAGCCATAGTCAATCCGCCCCTTCTCGCCATTCCAGTGAGCGGCGGCAGTGAGCGGAGAATGGAATCGAATCTTACAGCCAATAGTCTTATCTGCGGAAAGCGTCGCATAAGTGCATCCGAATTTCAGCTCGTCGCGTGTTGCCTTTGCGTATTCCGTGATCAGGTCGTTGTCCGTCACAATGTTCGCCAGTTCCTGCGACTGGTAGCCCCTTGCGTCAACAAAGCCGTCAAACATAGACCGCGCCGCGAGAACATCAACGGCCTTGGATCCCCACGCACAGCCTATCTCTAATCTGCGCATCGACTGAGGGAGCGCGATTCCGAGGTTGACCTCAGAGAGCGGGATGTTGCCCTCATAATATCGTTCCTTCTCCCAGTTCTTTGCGTTATGGCTCATGTAGATCTCTATGAGATTTTGGAGCATTTGTCGTTCCGCCAGGGGCAGTCCGATGACCTGCCCAACATCCATAAATAAAACCATGTCAACCAATCCTCATTTTTCTTGTCGGGTCGCGCTTTGCTGTCCTTGCGCCCCATAATGCCAACGCGCACGCCTCAACAGGTGCCGAGTTGTCTCCGCCGAATCCCCAACCACCACTGATTTGACGTTTGACGGAAGTGACAGCACTTTCACGCAAGTCCTTCTGTGGTGCGTACCACGATGTCGTACGCGTATTGAGTGAGTCCGTCAGCATCGAGACCGCTGCTATCACCTGTTTTGCGGAAGGCCGCACAACGGATCCTTTCGCACGCCATGTTCCGCTGATCTTCTCAACCAGTACATCGACGCCGTTTTTGCCGTCAACAACCACACAGCTCGCCTTGTCTTTCCGCACGTTGAGCCAGTCAGCGAGCCAGTCAACTCCGAGTCCTGTCGGCCTGCGGTCAATCAGCTCGATACGGGCGAAGCCATTCGGAGCAACAACAGCACCGCGCAAGCACACCTCGGAGCCGTCTGCCGTAAATTTAACGCCATACGCGGTCTTCCCCTCCGGCTTTGGCGCATTCGAGGC